CCGCTGACATATCAAAAATGAGTGCGTCAATTATGTTACCGCCATCGTTTCCTTGGATACGGAAGTCTTGGTCAGAAGTAGCACTTTTAATGTAATTTTCAGTGCCGTTATGAAAAATCTGTAGGTCATTTCCAACACCGAAACGCGCCATGTCAAGGTCACCAAAGTCAACGTTGCCAGAAGTAGTCATACCGTCTGTGGTAATAACGCCTGTGACGTCGATGCCTGTGGAGGTGGTGGCTAGTTTAAGGTTTCCGTTGTGATATACATCCACTGACCCAGCATTATTAGCTCTTAAATAACTAGCGCCTGTTGCCGCTGACCTCATTTCAACACTTACACCGTTTAAGCGTAAATCTCCAGTTCCTAAATCAGCTATAACAGAATGACTACCATCATGATAAATCTGTAAGTCATTACTAGCACCAAACTGTGCTTTGACGTTATCGCCAAGAGATAGGTTGCCAGTAAGAGTCCCACCACCAAGCTCTAGCTTATCAGTGTTGAGATTATTGAAATTCGCATCTACTTCATTATTAGTCAGGGGCGATCCCTTGCCTGACCTTGTTACAATCGTAGCCATGATCTACCCCTTTCTAATTAAGATGCTGTAAGTGTAATCGTCCAAGTAACAGACATAGTATCATCTGATGCTTTGTTTACTACAGGAAACACTGTTCTACAAAGCATAGTCCCACTTGAGGAAGCGTTGAAGATACCTGCTTCAGTGACTGCCCCTGTCCCCTCACCAGCTTCAAAGCTTGAGACGTAAATAACTGTATTGGTTGATGCAGTAGAGCTATCAAGCGCTTCTCTGCTTCCTAAGATAGAAACCAAATCAGTTTGCCCTGCGGCCGCGGCTGTCGTGCCTGAACCTAGCGCCATGTGACTCATAACACCAGCAGATGCCGCTGTCATTCTTGAGCATATAAAAGTTAAACCTGCTGTTACTATGAGGTTTCTCTCTACGCGCTCCTCTTTGATGTTGCCGTGCTTATCTCGCAAAACAATGTTTAGTTGCCCTGCTAGATTTATTCCTGTGTTTTCTTCACTGTTCATAATATCACCTGTTAGAAAGTCCAACTTGAACCAACATAATCTTCTGCAAAATAATCAAAGGCACAATAACCTTGACTACGCCCACTACCACTATCTGCGAGACCTAAAGCCTCGCTCTTAATACCTGCAAATGCAATGGTATCATTATCTGTCAAGATGGAAAAATTAGAAACCACTTTAACAAACGTGTAAGAACTATCATCCCCTGCAACGCCATCAGCATCATCTGTTACATAGAGTGTATCATCAAGAAACAAACCAACGCCAAGAACTTCGTTATCAGAAAATACAGCGCTATCTGATGATACCTTACCGAAAGGGAAAGACAAGCTATCTGTAAATGCTGATGAATTTTCAAATGCCTTTGCATAACCCAAGCTAGGCTCATCTAATGCGGCAAAACTATTAGAAAACGATCTGCCTAAAGATGATGCGTATAACTCTGATACGACACCTGAATTTGATATGTTTTTAGCAAAACTTAGTTCTTCCTCTTCTGTTACGCTTGAAGAATCACTTTGAACCTTCCCAAAAGCTAATATATTGCTTTCTCCAGCGGAAAAGCCATCACTTCGTATTTTGCCTATGCCTAAAGATTGTCCATCTGAAACAGCAAAAGAATTGCCTAGGGGCTTACCTATTGAAAGAGATAGCGATTCGGTAACAACAGAGGAATCAGCAAATTCTTTAATAATTAAGAAAATGCCTGATTTGAAAACAGCTTTTAACGATTTATCTACAACAGCCCTTTTGATGGACTTATCAATAACCGTTGTTTTAATAAAGAAATCACTCAAGAGAAATCTTCTCGCGCAACAAAATCAACAACTTCATATACAGTTTCTATACTTCCATCGCTAAATACTACGTTTACCTCCCCTTCGTAAGCTCCAGCCGCAAGTGATGATAGGTTGTTGCCAAAAGAAAATATAAGGATGCCATCTTGTAGGTTATCGCCTACATTAGTAGCTGTAAGAGTAAACAAGGTTGTATCAGAGCCTCTAACCCTTACCTTCATCGTGCAAGTTCCGTTAGAGCAATCAACAGCTAGGCCAGTATCAACCCTTGTAAGATTGACCTGTACTTGAGGTCCAGTATCTCCTTGTACAAGAAATAGAGTTGTCATATCTAATGGTTCCCATAAACCGACTTACGTCTTTGGCGCGGCTTTCTTCTTAGGCGCGGCTTTTTTCTTCGGTGTAGCTTTCTTCTTCGGTGTGGCTTTCTTTTCAGTATAAGCCTCATTCACCTCTGGGGTAGATGGATCATCAGCAATGAAATGCCCTTTATCATCTCTAGCTCTAACCATATCTGAAGTATCCTGAACTTTTATTTCCATAGCCCATCCGTTACCTTCAAATGCAGTCATTAAATCTTCTTTCCAGCCCTCATCAGCAGTGACAACCGTGCCAGCTTCATATAGAGCCATTTCACCATCATCAGATGATTTTCCAGCTTTAGGTACTACAATTTTGTATTGCTTGCTCATAATAATATCCTCAAAAGATCAAGGGGGTGAGAAACACCCCCCATCTCTATTTACAAATTACGCAAGGCTATAAGTGCTTGCGCCACCAGCATGATGCGGATGACCTTTAACTACGTTGATAGACAAAGGAGTACCATTTGAATGGTTTCCTGTTCTTACAACGCTAACGCGGATGTACTGCTTACCACCTATATAACCAATCTCAGTAGCTTGCGGAGTTTCAGCGTTATCATCAAGAGTTAAGAAGATGCCGCTTGTAATAGATACATCGGTTACTTCGCTCTGTACGCAATCAGTGAAAGATGAATTATCATCACTGTGCTGAAGTTTAAAGTCATACTTCAAGTTTGAAGCCAAAGTATCGCCCTCAACGCCAGAAGCAACAGAAACCATTGCTCCTTCAAAGCCTTGAAGATCAACACCAGTGCTATTAGTAGTTGTAGCGTTACCACTAGCGACTACTGGAGCAAGGCTCTGAATGACTTTTAAGTTATTGCCTAAATCTCTCATGATCTATCTCCTAGTTACGCAGAAACTTTCTGCTTTACGATTGCTTCTGGAAGAATGACCTGACCACCAACACGTCGACGAGCAATATAACGAATATTACCAGTTTGTGCTTGAGTGAACGGGTCGCGGAGTACGGCCATAGCCACACGATCAACTACTAGATAACCTCTACGGAAGTCACCAAACGCAACAGGATAGTTACCTGCTCCTACGGCTGGCATATCAGTAGCCTCAACATACGGATGACCTAAGATAGTTGCGGCCATGTTTCCAGCAAGTGACATACCTGCTTGGAATACATACTGACCAGCAGTATCTTTTAGCTTACGAATATCAGCTAGAGTATTACGGTTAAACACGAAAGTACCGTTACGGCTGTAGTCACCCTTAATAGAGTGAACCAAAGCAATAAGTCCATCGCCAGTTAGAGCCGCACCTGCTCCAGAATTAGTCTCGCCAACATCGCTGTTAGTCAAGATTCCTTCTGGCTTGCCTACAGCATTACCAGATACAAAAGCTGTACCTTCTGCTTTAGCAAACTGCTCAGTGAACTCAGACTGCATTTCTGCTTCTAGGTTAAATACTGAATCTTCCAAATCTTGCTCAGAAATATCAACCAAGGCATACATCTCATGCGCTGGTATCTCTTCTAGGCCAACTTGCCATCCAGTAGTTTCTGAACGAGTACCAGACTCAGATACCCACTGCGCGGCAAAAGTGCCAGTACGCTTTGGAATCTGAATAGAACGCTGTCCAGTGTTTCTTACGCGAGAAATAGAACGGATTGGAGAGATTTCAGTAATTGTCTTGATAAGCTCTCGCACGTACTCTGGAGGAGCTAAATATCCACCAGTGGTATCGTTAGATACAGTAAGTGCTTTCTTCTCATCAGGAGTGATACCTTCCATTCCTTTACGGCAGTATGAATCAAATGCCGCTACACCTTCGTCAATTTGCTTTGCAGTAAAGCCAGAGTTGGGTCGACGCATAACTGTTTCCATGCGATCCATCTGCTCTTTAATGCTCTCTTGGGTTTTTTGGCTTGCCTGAATGCGTTGATTAACATCTTCATACTGGTCGAGCTTTGCTTCAATACCAGCGATTTTGTCATCAAGCGCAGAATCAGAAACGCCTTTTTCCATGTTCTCTAACTTCTGGTCATAGCTTTTTTTGAACTCTTCAAAAGCTGTACCCATGTCAGATACTAATGATTTAACATCTTCACTCATTGGATTTCTCCTAATAGGGTTTTGAGTTTTCGGGTTAGGTTTTTGATAGCATCTACATCAGGTTGCATTTGCTCTTCAGCATCACGCTGAGAAAAAGCATCCTGTACAGCTTTTGCGGCCATCTTTGCTTCTGAACGAGATAAGTTGAAAGCATCACGCAGTCCGTTCTCCCATTCTCTGATAGATAGTTCTTTTGCCTTTACCGCATCAACCTTGGCCTTCGGGTTCATTGGAAAAGTTACAACAGATATCTCCATCAATTCTACTTCCTTGATAACCCTTGTTTTTGTTTTAGGGTCATAGGATTGCCCTTTAGGGCTTGTTCTAAAACCAATGGAGAGGCCATCAAGAGCGCCCATTTTCATCAGTTCATAAGTCTCACGACCAGCTTGAGTTTTCATAGCCAACCTGCCGCGTACTTTCAATCCTTTTTCATCTTCCTCTATAGACTCATATACACCTATAGGCATATCCGTTTTGTGTTGATAGAGGAGTTTAACGCCTTTAGCGCCTGTTCTTTTTATGCTTTTGGTAAATGCACCGTTGACGATTACATCATTGCCAAGATCAGTGTTATTGAATATAGAACCATAACCTTCAAATACGCCATCCTCTTCTTGCTCTTCGCCTAGTGCGCTTATCTGAGCTTTTATCTCTAAGAATTGCTCTGATGATTTATCATCTTCATCATCTGGTTTTTTATTAGGCTTATATCCGCTTACTTCTCTTCCAGTAAGCTTAGTGTATTCATCATGGGTTTTGCATGGCATATATACAATCTCGCCATCTTCACCATGGGAGTGAGTGCCAACACATCCAATCTTTTTAGCTCTGGCTTCAGCCTCTTCTACAGTAGAGAATACATCTTCCCTCACTTCTTCTTTGACTTCGCTTTCTTCTATGTGCGTATTAAGTGCATCAATACAAGCCATTAGATCATCAGATTCAAGTTCTTCTCTTATCTTATCCATACACCGTTCCATTAGATTGTTGTTTTGCAATCGGTTGATCGCTTGAGAATCTAGGCATCTGCATCTGAGACACTTTACATCCAGACATATAGTATCACAACCATTTTTTAAGGACACCCCCACCAGCACGAAAAGGGTTTAGCCCAAAGTGGGCTTGAACTAGAGGTTGTTGTGTGCTATAATAAACATACCAAGCAAAAAAAGGGCTTGGATTCTTAAACAATTTAACTTATAAAAGGTACTTGATATGCCAAATCATCATACAAACAAAAATTCATGCTACGTTACTTTTAGATTAGAAGGTCAACAGTTTAAAATGATGGATCATGTTCATAAAGAGTTTGGAGTTAATAAAAC